AAAACTATTTACTACGACTCGGAGGGAATTGAATGTCATTACCAACTTTAACGCCAACATCACAAACGTCGGCTATTATTTTACCAATCACTGGAAACACAGACAACGTTGCTGCTGCCACACCTTTAGGTGTATACGACAGTTCAACAGAGTTTCTATCTGGTGCTGCTGCGCAAGTGGCTTTTACTTATAAGCGATTAGGTGGAGATGTTCTAGACATTGAACTCACAGAAGAAAATGTTTATGCAAACTTTGAAGATGCTGTTTTGGAATATTCTTACCTTATCAATATCCATCAATCAAAGAATATTCTTGGTTCTGCACTCGGAGGGACGACGGGTTCTTTCGACCATACTGGTGAAATCACAAGCGGCCCGACAAATGCTCAATTGAAATACCCAAAGCTTAATTTTGAGATTGCATTTAAGATCGGAGACAAGTTCGCAACAGAAGCAGGTGTCGGTGGAACACAGCCAATCTATTCTGCCTCTATTGATACAGTTTCCAAACAACAAGATTATGATCTTCAAGCGATTTTGGAAGCAGATCCTAAATATGGCTCAATCGTTGGAAATAAAAGAGTTAAGATTCGCGAGGTTTTCTATATCTCGCCAAGACAAATGTGGAGATTCTTTGGATATTACGGTGGACTCAATGTGCTTGGAGATATGCATACATATGGACAGTATGCCGATGATTCTTCTTTTCAGGTAATCCCAGTATGGCAGAATAAGATTCAAGCTATCCAGTATGAAGATCATCTTTATACACGAACTTCACATTATAGTTATGAAGTTGTTGATAATAAATTGAGACTATATCCAATTCCTGACACCGTTTCTCCAGAGAAATTCTGGTTTCGCTTTACTGTTGATAATCAAGATATTTGGGATGACGATGATGATAATGGTCAAGACGGAATCAATAATATGAACACTCTCCCGTTTGAAAACATTCCATACGAAAATATCAACTCAATCGGCCATCAATGGATCAGAAGATTCGCACTTGCTCTTAGCAAAGAAACTCTGGGTCAGATAAGGGGAAAGTTTGGTGGAAACGTTCCAATTCCTGGGGAGAATATAAGTTTAAACGCTTCCGACTTGTTAGGACAGGCCAAGGCAGAGCAAGACGCTCTTCGCGAAGAATTAAAGACAATACTTGACGAAATGACGTATAATAAGCTTCTTGCGACAGACAAAGAAATGGTTGATAACGCAAAAGCCATTGTGACCGAGACACCACTTAAGATTTTTGTAGGATAAATGAATGTCAGAAGATAACAAATGGAAAAAACCAGCTGCGCCACCACCTCCAATGTTCTTTGGAGAGAAGGAAAGAGACCTAGTTAAGCAAGTTAACGATGAGATAATTGAAAGAGTTGTTGGACAACAGGTTTTATACTTCCCAATTGATATTGAAACGACAAATTATCATCCTTTATATGGAGAAGCTGTTGAGAAAACATTTCTTCCTCCTGTAAGAGTCCATGCTTTGGTTGAATTCCAAGGTATTGAGACTTCTTTTATGGATAATATCGCTGTTGATAAGGCAACAAAGATAAAAGTTAACTTTCACAAGCGCAGACTAACAGAAGATCAAAATCTTTTCGTTAGAGAAGGTGACTTTGTGAGATACGGAGAGGTTTTTTACGAGATAGTGAAGTTAATGGAACCAAAACTGTTATTTGGACAAGTTGAACATCGTTTTGAGATCCAAGCCGAGTGTATTAGAGCACGAGAAGGAGTATTCAATGCCGAATAAAGTAGAAACATTAGAACCATCAACAATTGAGACGATTGATTTGGGAATATATCGTTATGTTAATGAAGAATTGAACTTAAATACAACAACCAACGAAGGATTTAAGAAAACTCCTGTAATTTGGTTAGGAACAGACCGGCTTTTCCAAGTTAAAAACAATAAAGAGATAAGAGATGGTGTTGGAAAGATAAAACTGCCCATTATAACAGTCAATCGCGATTCAATTGCAAAAGACCCAGCGTTCAAGGGCTCATTTCAAGCACATATGTTTGAGAATTCCGATTATAAAGGTGGGGCTATAACCAGAGTTCGCAGAATTAAACAAGAGAAAACAAGAAACTTTGCAAATGCCGATGTTGCTCGTGGTTCAAAAGATTCTCGCGAGACAGGCCGATCAGACAATAAGAAGATTGTATATGAATATTTAACTTCACCGATTCCAACTTATGTTACTGTTATGTATACAATCGTGTTGAGAACTGAATATCAACAGCAAATGAATGATCTAATGACTCCGTTTATTACAAGAACAGGTCAATTAAATTCGTTTATCTTTGAGTATGACGGGCACAAATATGAAGCATTTATTCAATCCGATTTTTCCGAGAATAAAAATACCACAGCTTTAAACGAAGACGAAAGAATGTTTGAGACCAAAGTGTCTATCAAGGTTCTTGGCTATTTAATCGGAGATGGACCAAATAGAGAAAAGCCACAGATAACAATCAGAGAAAACGCTGTAGAAGTTAAGATTTCCAGAGAACGTGTCATCGTTGGCGACAAAGCCCCATGGAAAAAGAAAGACAAAGACTATCGCGAATAGTTTCTTTTGAGAAAAGATAAGACTATTTATAAAGAATATTAATATTAAGGAGAATTTTTAATGCCTAGTAAATTTGATTTTATATCACCCGACATCCTTCTACGAGAAGTTGATATGAGTGAAGTGCCCCCCAATCCTACTGATGAAGGTTTGATGATTATCGGACAAGCCCCTAAAGGCCCCGCAATGAAACCTGTCGTCGTAAAGAATCTTGCAGATCTTAAGGATGTATTTGGTTCACCATATGCTGGCGACCCAGACGGTGACATATATAGAAACGGAAACACAGCAAACCCAGGTTACGGCTTATTTGCCGCTCAAGCTTGGTTGGCTTCCAATACTTCACCGGTCACTTATATGAGACTTGCTGGTGAAGAAACTGGCGGAGCATTCGCCACAGCAGATAAACAAGCCGGTTGGGATCTCGGAGGGGTTGCTTATAGTCCTTCTACCGCTGGATCACAAACTGTCGCTTATGGCCTTTGGATGGTTCCCAAAGCAACAAGTGGTACCGCAGAAAGTGGCTCTTTGGCTGCTGTTTTCTATACGAAAGGTGCTTCTATGTTGTTGTCCGGTACAGTAGCTGGTACTTCTGACACCACTGCTTCTGTGGGAACAATGATAGAATCTATTGGCGGCAGCGCTGGTTTTAAATTACAAGTTTATGATGGTTCCAATACAACAGATCTAGACTTCAACATGGCTACTGGTGGTCAAGGATTTATTAGAGAAGTATGTAACACAGACCCTCAAAAATTAATCTCAGGACAAAAAAGTGAAACGTTGAAATATTTCTTGGGCGAATCATATGAGACTGAGATTGCTGATATGATGACTGCCTCTACCTCTGGTTCTGCTGGTACAATATACGGCATGCTTTTACCTTTAGCCAAAGAAAACTCCACTAGTGACAGTTGGATTAATCACATTAGTAGCTTTACTGCTGCAAAAACCGGTTGGTTTATTGAGAATGATCCAAACTCACAACAAAGTACTGGTAGTTTTGAGCCAAGTAATATGAAGAAGCTTTTTAGATTTCATTCTCTTATAGAAGGATCAGACTTTCAGAAGCAATATTGTATGAGAATTACAATTGACGCTCTTGGAAGCAACACAGATCCATATACTAAATTTACTGTTGCTGTATACGACATGTATGCCAAAAACAATGTTGATGTATATCAATGTAATCTCAATCCTAATAGTGATGACTACATTGCTAAGGTAATAGGGAACCAAGAGGTTACATACAGCACTTCAAAGAAAAAGTATATTACTAAAGGAGAATTTCCAAATCTTTCCAGTTTCATTCGTGTAGAAATGTCTGGAGAAAGTTATTCTAAAAGAGCAATTCCATTTGGATTCTATGGTCCTTCCAAGCCAAAAGATTGGGCTGTTGCTGGACATGCAACACCTGCGGATATACCTGCTGCTCTTGATGTAGGTACTGGTGCTACTTACGTTGCTGCTGGAACTGGTTCTCTTATATATGGTGGGCATTCACAAGTTGGTTGGGCTAATTATCAAGTCACAGCAACTTCTTCATTTTCTTGGCCGAGCATAAATCTAACAGATAGTAATGCACAATACAAGAAACAAAATTATTTTGGATTTAGACATCAACCTGCATCTGATGGGAATACATCAACAGGTAAGCAATACAACAATAATTCTATGGATTATATTGATATCCTAAGAGCTTTACCAGATAGTTTGGCGATTGATGACACAGGAACCTACACAGAAACTTCCTTTATCTTCACTTTGGACGATTTAGTTACAGGATCAGGAGGCACATACTATTATGAAGCTGGTTCACACCAGTCTGGTGAAGCTTTTACAAGTACAAATAGTGCTTCTGTTCTCATTGAAACAGAAGAAGTCAACAAACTTGCTGCTCCATTTATGGGCGGAACAGACGGTCTTGATATTCAATATGTAGATCCATTCTCTTCATATCAATATATTAATTCCGGAACTGCTCTTAACAATTACGCAATGGCTGCTATAGACAAAGCAATTGATGTCGCTAGCGATTCTGAATTGATTAAATATGACTTGATCGCAATGCCCGGTATACACAAGGCTTCTTTGGTAGATACTCTCTTGGGTAATACCGCAGAGCGAGCTGATGCTTTGGCGATTGTTGATGTTGATTCTGGTTTTGTTAGTGGATTGGAAAAGAAAGAAGAGAGCGAAGGCTCGGTTACTACTGTTGTCAATAGCATTAAAACACAAGATTATGACACAAGTTATGGCGCTACAT